ACTTAATACTCCGCCAGTAAAACCATTATTTAGATACAAGACTGAACTCACATCCCTGCTTTCATAACCAGCAGGAGAAGCCAAATCTTTTTTAAAACCGTCGTAATGGGCGCGGAGTCTCTCACCTTTTTGGTATCCGCAAACATTAAAACCATTCTCATACCCAACTGTGCGACGCCAAATAAATTCAATATGTTGTTTAGTTTTTTCAATGTATGGGACGATTAGATTATCCAACTCGTCATCAGAATTCACCAACAAAGATGGTTGATTATATTCTTGCCCAAATTCATCTTTGGTTGCAGTTGAAACATAATTAACTCCGTCATCCGTCAACTCATTCAACACCGTTTTGGGCTGTTTGAGTATGAATTTTTCAATACGTGACGCAGTTTCAGGATCAATAAAATTGTCAAATATGTGAACACCGCCAGATGTCGGATGGTCGCTTATCATACGGAAATAACTCCATTTACGCTCAAAAAAGAATATTCATTTATCTTCATATGCCCGCTCACAAACCCACCATCCTCGGTTAGGTCTAAGGAAACATTGGCGATCATTGGCGTAGTGACTTGATATTCGGCTTTGAACCTATTGTCATTCAACGAACACTTTGTGTCTACCGAATATTTTGCTTTCTGTTCAATTTTTGCTGTCGTACCGCTGTTAAATGAAACAATCACTGTTTCGTCACCCAAAGGCGTTGAAACTGTCAAACGATAAGATTTTCCAAAAACAGGAGACCCTGTTTCGTAATGAAAACCACCCGTCATCAAACCATGCGGAGGACATTCTTTGCCCCAAACATTTACAATAAGTGACTGTTTTACACCAGAAGATGCTGGCGTAGTGCCGTGAAGTTGATGACCAGCATCAAAAATGATTATCCGATTACCTTTATACTTGATTCTTTCGCGAGTTTCTATCGGACTATTTTCAAGTATCGGGGTTATAAAACTTTTTTCCAATGAACCAATTGATCCTCGTTCCAACAAAGTTGGGTAAAGTTCAAAAAATCCTGCTTCTTCACCGTTATCCACCCCCCACCAAACGGCACCCATGATCGGAGTGCCGAGCGATTTGTCATGAACATAACGAGCAGTATCAGCATCAACATGAGGCTGAATGTACTGACTTGGTTGATAAGTTCTAGTCCAATATTCAAAGCCAACTACTTCATCAATGTTTATTTTTCCTTCAAAGATTTTGCGTATAACCTTCTTCTTGAGAGTGTCCATCGGGCTTTTCCACCAACCGTCCCAAAACATGTAAGGCGAAAAAACTGACCCATTTGGATCGTTGTACATATTTGGCGCAGAAGCAACTTTTTCGCCTTCCCCCATGGACTTAGGGAAAAATGATTCATCGTCAAAAATTGCTTTAAGAGTAATGTCGTCAAAGAAATTATCTTGAATAAACATGTTAATCCCTAACCACTATTGTAAGCCCATAAAATAATGGGATATGGTAAACCCTGCATGAATGAGTGTGTTTTAATTCATGGTGCCATTCCCACGCAGGACTGACAATAGTTTTGTTGTGGTAAAGAAACGAAGAATCCGAACTGTTTTGGATCATCATTACACCACCAGAATTAAGCCTGTCAACATAAGTTGATGCGCTCAAAAAAGGATTTTCCATATCCGAAGACCACCCCAAAATAAGATCATATTTTGTATCTTCGTCAATTTCTAACTCCTGCCGTGTCACCGTTTTGTATGGAACATCAGGCAAAATATCTGAAGTCCCTTTAGTGAAACGCTCATAATACAAAAGACGCTTAGAGTTCAATATTGAAAGTTCCGCGCCGTACTTATTGACCAATGCGTCGTACTTAAATCTATCTAAATATCCTGAAATAGATAACACGGTATTCATTCGCTTAACATCAAACATCGCAAAAACTAATGTCAAAGAAAGCCATTGTGGGCTTGAGTAGCCTTTATGTAGTTTTGCGTGAGGCTGATGGATTACATAATCAAAGTCACTTGCCCCACCTGTAGCGATATTACGCCGATCAACCCCAACAGTATTAAACATATAGTCGCCAACAATCACAGATTGCGCGCAATCTTCATCTATGCAACGATCAGCAAAATCTTCTAGACGCATATCGGTAAAATTGCTTAAACCGAATAGTTGATCCAACTCGTAGCGTGGACTTTCAGACATTGGACATCTCGTATGAGGAAATTTGTAGATCAAAATATGCGCGACGAAGAACGCGTGTCAAAAGTATGTTTTGACTTTTTAGATATTCGTAGACAGCATAATTTTCGGTATGCATATTTATTAGGTGCGATGGTTTGTAAGCGTAAATCGTGCGGATTCGGTCAACCACTTCGTCAAATGAGACCGCTTTAAACTCCGAAGGCTCATATCCTAAAGAAAAAAGCACACATGCAATGGTCATTGACGCATAACCATGATCGGAAGATGCACTATATGTTTCATTTGTTTTACTCATCATCGTCATCTCCTTCCACTGTGTAATCAATAGTGTGACAGTTAGTCACCCACTCACCGTCAGACAACCATCTGCCTGTTTCGCTTTCAAAATAAATAACGCCATCATCAAATTTTGGGAGATCTGTATCAGCCTCCCCGAACTTTGTGGGCTCATCTAGTTTTTTGTTTGGATCCATAACATTACAGCAACTTATTTAGTGCCGAAATCTCATTCCTCAGACATTCCCAACTTACATGAAGTGGGTCTTCAGCCATATAAGGGTTCGCCGTATTTGCGTTAATCGTGGACGGGTCAACATTCATCATTTTAGATAAAACGAATATTGACTCTTCCAAGAAAATTTTTGCCTTGGACTTCGCTTTTTCGTAGTTAAAATCTCCTATATCCATAGGAGATATGTTAGTTCGTGGGTTCGCTTAGTTTCGGCAACCCTTGGAATGTTGGACCGATCCTGTTTCCGTCGGCGTCCAACCCTGTCCTGATTCCTTTAGTCCAAGTCCACGGCTTCTCTTGGTTATTCTTTGACTTCAAAGCACCATATTTGGAGCGCTGTTCTACAAGTTCTTTGTCGTCCCACAGCATTTTGATCTCAAAGGTGGTTTCATCAAGAACTCTGTTATCAAACAAAGTAAAAAACATGAATGGCATACCCGCCTCAAAAGTAACGGGTTCATTAATTTTCGTAATCATCCAATTCATTTGGAACTCGTCCGGCCACCAAGAACTTGGGATTATCGCCGAGAGCGGTTTGGCGCCATCAACCATATAGTTGGGTGAACCGCCAATCCAAATATCGTAATTTTCTTCAGTTCGGAACGCATACTGTGTGGAAAACGAGATCATCCCAATAATGCTTGAGTGGGCAATCGCTTTAAATACTCCAACATTCGTTTCAATTTTTTCACCCGACAAAATCTTGGGTGGAACATTCCCTCCGTTCCATTCCACGACCACATCTTGTTCTAGTTGCAGTTCCCAACCATAAACATTTGCGTAAGTCATAGGCAAACATTGATAAGCATGTTTGTTGTAGGTGTTATCCATCCATTCTCGTTTTACGCGAGACTGAACTATTTTTGGGGTAACAGTCTGTGTTTTGAGTAACTGTATTTTGGACATTAGTAGTTTTTTTCTTGACTGTAACTTGCTTGACGGGTTAAATCATGGTTGTTGTCGTTGTAGTCAAACATGGTTACGGCAGAATACTTTACGCCCGATAGAACTGGCTTGGCGGCATGAGCATAAATATAGGTAGATGGAAACAGAACAATGTCACCGTATTCAGGTTTAAATGACAAATCTAAATACGGGAACCACAATTCGCCACCCTCATAATCGTCATTTAGATACATACAGGAAGAAGTGGTGGCTGTGTAAGAGAACCCATGATCGGTGTGAACCTGAAAGTGTTGGTTTACGCCATAGCGAATGAAATTGATTGCTTCCATATAGTTCAGTTGAAGGTTGTACCTTTTTTCATAGTCGGCAATACATTCCTTCAACGGATTTTTGGTGTCGTTATAAATATTGACCAACTCTGAGAACTGTGGTGGACAATGTTTGATATGTAGTTCCCCCATTTTGCAGTCAACACAATCACGATATTCAGGCATTTTTTGGTTGTAACCAACCAAAGCCTCCATCCACATATACGGAGGAGTTTTGCTATTACCTATCGTCTCCTCTAAACGCTCAACTAGTCGCAAAGATTTAGGAAGTGCGTTCTGATACAGCAAAATACCCAAACGCGGATCACTTAAGTTTATTGGATTGTTCATATCTTTATTTTACTCCCATACTTGTTGCCATGAATACCTTTCACCAGAGGTTACTTTGGTGATTTCATGACACGAATCTTCATCAGCAATATTGTTAAGCAACATCATTGTATTGGCAAGAGGTTTAACTCTTATACCATGCAACGGAGAATAAAACTCCCCACCTTCAAAGTCGTCGTTAATGTAATAGACCCCAGAAAACGATGAGGCTTTGTATTCATCGCCCATATCTGCTTCATAGGTGTCTGTGTGCATACGAAGGCTTCTACCGTCGGAATACTTCAACAAAAAGTTATCGTAGATACCTCTTGGGTGATAATCAAATATGGACATTATTGCTCTCTGCGATTTTATGTCAATCTTTAATATGATTTTTTTGATTTTATCTTCAATTGGGTAGTGGCGAAAATATGACCAATCGCTAACAGTGGGAGGGTAATCAAATTCCCCGTTGTCGCCCTCTAACGGAATATACGGTCTGAGATAAGAAACAGAAGGATCAATACTGTGAGTAGTTTGTTTGAATCTCACCTTAGATAGACGATCGTTTGACGGTTGAAAATCTATTTCGCTCTTAACATAATTAAGTAATGCTTGATGATCTTCAACGCTAAGAAAATCTTTAAACAAATGAAAATGTGTGTTTTCCATTGGGTTAACTTTCGTCCAAAAGCCAAAAATGTTGGCGAACATATCGCGACCCTTTGGTGACGATATTGACACGATGAGCCATATCCTCGTCCCACGGTGTGCAATTCAAAATTAATGAATTAGGTTTCGGTTTAAAGGTTAATCCAATATATGGCGTACAGTGTTCCCCGCCTTCATAGTCATCGTTGAGGTAATAGATGGACGCAAAGTGGCATGGTTTGTGAGCGGTTGGGGAACTGTCATCAAAATCATATCCATCGGTGTGCATTCTCATTGAGCGACTATTTTCAATTTTGGTGAATACTGGAGGAAACGTATTTTTTGCTTTCTGTCCAAAAAGAGAAAAAATTATGTCTTCAATTTGCTTATCAAGTTCTTCAATAATTTTTAAAATTTTTGGTTCAACCGGCTGATGAAGGACAAGGTTCCAGTCATCGTAATTTTCCAGCCCTTCGGGGAACGGTTCGGAAAGTTCACCAGTTTTTATTTTTTCAAAATGTTCATCATCAAAAACCTCTGACCGTAAATATTCAATAGATTCATTCTTGCTGTGTTTTACGGTATGGAAACGTGTTGCCATAAGCGGTCTATTCTCCATTGATTCAGTAAATCCCCAAGACAATTCGTCTGCGTTTCTGACATACCAATCAAGTGTTGACCATGATTCTTTGTCTAAAAAATTTTGAAAAATAGAAATGCTTGGATAAACACTTTTGGGTGGAGGTGACGGCACATCCATTTTTTTAAACATTTAATTCTCCACCGTGTAAAACGCAGGGGTCGTATATCTTTCCCCACTGATCACTGGTTTAACTCCATGCATATAATAGAAGTCGCCGGGGTGAAGTACCGCTAAACCCGGTTTAGGTTTTACGATGATGTCGTGCTGTGGATAGTAAAGTTCCCCACCTTCAAAATCGTCGTTGTAATAAAAAAGAGAATTTATGTCATATGTTGGGAAAGGATTTGGAGATCCATCATTTAACTGTTTATCGGCGTGGGGTTGTTGTTCTATCCCTCCGAACCAACGAATCAGGCATGGCGGACGCGAACTTAATTTGACATGAAAAATATCTTCCATAGTTTTAGCCATTTTGGCTATGTAGTGATCAATTAGATCGTAGATATCTGAATCAAGGCGCTTTAGTATCGTCGCCGTGCATTGACGGTCATTCCAATAGGACGCATCATATGTGCAGACACCCTCTTCGTTGTAGGTATTTTCTAATTGATCGTTATGCCACTCTTTGATGTTTCGCGCAAAACCAATGATCTTTTTGACATCGTCAGAATCAATGAAGTTTTCTATGACATGAATGTTTTCTTTGCCTCGCCCAAAAGCGCCGGGTTTCACAGCCCAAGGACCATCATCAAAGTTGTGTTGTGTTTGTTCCACACAAAAATCCTAGCACTCTAGGATGTGATACTTATTTGAATACTGGTGGGAAAAACGGTGGGAAAAACGGTGGGAAAAACGGTGGGAAAAATGGTGGGAAAAATGGTGGAAAGAATGGTGGGAAAAACGGAGGGAAGAATGGAGGGAAGAATGGTGGGAAAAACGGTGGGAAG